TGAAATTCTAGAAGGCCAACACCCAGTAGAGGAGTTCGACACTCTGCTGCATGAAATTCTCCACGCTGTTTGGTTTGTCATGAGCGCATCTATGGGTGGCGCAGATGAAGAACAGATCGTACGCCGTATGGCTACAGGGATGACTGGTGTCTTCATGGATAACCCGCAACTACTTAAATACTTCGCAACGATTCAGAAAGAGGCCAACTAATGAGTGTACTCAACAAGATTAAATCCCTCTTCTCAGCCAAGCCTAAGAAGGTAGTTAAGAAGAGAGCCGCTCCTATCGTAACGATTAGAAACACAGGCAGACAACCAGCAATGACCCCTATACAGGGTAAGGCAGTGTCCTCGATCTACCGCAAGGGTGTCTCTTTGAACCTCCTGTCAGAGGCTGTGGGTGTCTCTCGCCATGTGCTGGTTCACAACATCAACAAGCATAACGAGGCTAACAAAGAATGAAAGTAAAGCTGATCTGGGCAACGCCCGACCCTGAGCAAATCATCTCCGATCTGGCGCGGGTATCTGCTCCCGCTAATCAAGGCAAGGCTCCTAGTGAGCTTCTGTCCTACTGCGTCAAGAACAACCACTGGTCACCCTTCGAGATGGCATCTGCCTGTTTCGAGATCGAGACCACACGAGATATCGCTCGGCAAATCCTGCGTCATCGCTCGTTCAGCTTTCAAGAGTTCAGCCAACGGTATGCCGAAGTTGGTGTGCTGCCTGATGCTCCTTACCGCGAAGCCCGTATGCAGGACTTCAGTAATCGGCAGAACAGTGTTCCTACCAAAGATAAATCCATTTTGAATTGGTGGGAGCAGCAGCAGAAGTTTGTTCGTGTGGTGGCTGAGGATGCTTATCGCGCAGCCCTTGAACAAGGCATTGCAAAGGAAGTAGCTCGTGCCGTACTTCCAGAAGGTTTGACTACCTCACGGATGTACATGAGCGGAACTGTCCGTAGCTGGATGCACTTCTGCTCCCTGCGTTCTGGTAACGGGACACAGCTGGAGTGCCAGCACATCGCTCAGGCGATTAGCAAAGAGATGGAAACGCTCCTTCCTAAGTCGTGGAAGGCATTGATGGATTTAGATAAACCTGCTGTGGATTTGAAAGTTCCAGCTTTACTAAGGAAGAGCGCATGACTGTCGCACTGATAGACGCTGATGTTGTTGCATACCAAGCCGCTGCTGCTGTAGAGCGGCCTAGCCGGTGGGACGAAGGCCTGTGGACTCTCCATGCTTGGGAAGAGGAAGCTGACGATAAGTTTGATCAGATGCTTGATCGAATTCTGGTAGCGGTAAAGGCTGACGAATGCGTCCTTGCCTTTACTGATTCGGCTAACTGGCGCAAGGCTGTCCTACCAACCTACAAGAGCAACCGTGCTGAAGTCCGTAAGCCGATGCTGTTGAAGTATCTACGTGAACGTGCGGAGAGTATGCACACCTGCTACACACGACCTACTCTGGAAGGTGATGACTGTCTTGGCATCTTAGCTACCAGCACGAATAGTGACCCGATGATTGTCTGCTCCATCGATAAGGACTTCAAGACTATCGAGGGCTACCACTACAACTTCGGTAAGGAAGAGTTCTTCCACATATCACCTGCACAGGCAGATTACTGGCACTTGTTCCAGACCCTCACTGGTGACACCACTGACGGCTACTCAGGCTGTCCTAAGGTTGGTGCAGTTAACGCTGCACGAATCCTCGACCCCTATGCCGTTGACCCTGAGTCAGACATCCGTGAATTCGATGTGGCTGGCGCATGGGTCGCAGTGGTTAAAGCATTTGAAAAAGCAGGGCTGTCTGAAGAAGAAGCTCTTGTACAGGCACGGGTTGCGCGCATCTGCCGCAAGTCCGACTACGACTTTAAAAAGAAGGAAGTAATTCTGTGGAATCCACCAGTACTCAACAAGTAGGCGGCACTCACTATCTCAAGGCCATCCAGCCTTGGGACATCATCGAAGCATGGGACTTGGACTTCTGGGAGGGCAACGCTCTCAAGTACCTGCTCCGCTATAAATATAAGAATGGCATGGAAGACATACAAAAATTGGAACACTACGTTAGGAAAATTAGAGACCGTCGAGAGATGCTCTTCCCGTCAAGTCAAATGGAGCTATTCGGTGGTCATTAAAGATTATTCCCGCGATGCCTTGCTAACAGACTTCGGTATCGCAACCCTTAAAGATCGCTATCTGGCTGAAGGTGAAACATCCCCACAGGATGCCTTCGCCAGAGCAGCAGAAGCATTCTCAGATTCACCAGAGATGGCACAGCGTATCTATGACTACGCATCAAAGCTCTGGTTCATGTTCTCAACACCAATCTTATCTAACGGAGGAACCAAACGTGGTATGCCTATTAGCTGCTTTCTTAACTATGTCCCTGATAGCCGCAGTGGTCTTACTGATCACTATACGGAGAATGCTTGGCTGTCGAGTATGGGTGGGGGTATTGGTGGTTTTTGGGGTGATATTCGCAGCAATGGTGTCAGCACTTCTGGTGGCAGCCGCTCTAGCGGAGCTATTCCTTTCCTGAAGGTAGTCGATGCAGAGGTCTTGGCATTCGCCCAAGGCATCACCCGTCGAGCATCCTATGCAGCCTACCTCGACATCTCTCATCCAGAGATCGAAGAGTTCCTAGAGATTCGTAAGCCATCTGGTGGTGATGCTAATCGTCGTTGCTTGAACCTCCATCATGGCATCAACATCCCTGACGCATTCATGGAAGCAGTTGAGCATGGCAATGTTTGGAACCTGATTGATCCACACAGCGGGAAGACTACCAAGGTCGTCCCAGCCCGTGAGTTGTGGCAGAAGATTCTAGAACTCCGTCTTGCCACCGGTGAGCCGTACCTGCACTTCATCGATGCGTCCAACGCTGCACTCCCTATAGAGCAACGGGAAGCCGGTCTGAGGGTGCGTCAGTCGAACCTATGCTCAGAGATCACCCTGCCCACTAACGAAGAACGTACGGCTGTCTGCTGCCTGTCCTCAGTCAATCTTGCAACATGGGATCAATGGCATGAGAACTCCCAGTTCATCGGAGACTTAGTTCGCTTCTTGGATAACGTCCTGACCTTCTTCATCGATAACGCTCCACCAGAACTGAGCAAGGCTGTGTTCGCTGCAAAGATGGAACGCAGTATCGGCTTAGGTGCTATGGGCTTCCACGCGCTGCTGCAATCTAAGGGTGTGGCATTCGACTCACCGATGGCTGTTGGCATCAATCGTAAGGCGTTCAGCCACATCAAGAATTCAGCGCAGCTTGCTACCTACTCACTGGCTTTGGAACGTGGTGCTTGCCCCGATGCTGGTCGCAGGATGGTTCGCAACATGCACCTACTGGCGATTGCCCCTAACGCCTCCAGTGGGATCATCTGCGGGAATACCTCACCATCGATTGAACCGTACCGCGCTAATGCCTACACGCAGAAGACGAAGACCGGCTCATTCCTTGTAACGAACCCGTACTTGAAGAAGCTTCTGGCAACACGGGGCTTCGATAACGATGTTGTCTGGTCTGGGATTATTACCAACGGTGGTTCAGTACAGCATCTGGATTGCCTGACGGAGTACGAGAAGGAAGTCTACAAGACAGCCATCGAGATTGATCAACGCTGGATTGTTGACCACGCTGGTGATCGTCAGCCATTCATCTGCCAATCACAGTCTGTGAACCTGTTCCTAGCTGCTGATGTTCATGTCTCCTACCTCCACCACATTCATTTCCGTGCTTGGAAGAAGGGTATGAAGTCTCTGTACTACTTACGCTCTGAAGCTATTAAACGTGCTGAGACTGTCTCTACAAAGATTGAGAGAACAGCCTTAGCTGACTATGAAACTTGCCTCTCCTGTGAAGGTTAAAAAATGGAAATATTTACTATACTAGTTCTCGGACTGACGCTGCTGTTCGGTAGCGTGTGGGGAGGTGCGCGACTGTTTGAATCCACCCCCCACTATCACTGGACTGAAACGCCCATCCTCCTCACAGGGGTTATCTTGGGTTCGTTAGGTTTGGCTCTTAGCCTTCTCGCATTGAGCCAACTATGAGCCTCCTAAAAGAGCGGACTAACTACAAGCCGTTTCAATACCCTTGGGCGTTTGAAGCCTACAAGCTGCAGAACCAGATGCACTGGCTCCCTGAAGAAGTCCCGCTGCATGATGATGTGGTGGATTGGAATACCAAGCTGAGTGTGGCTGAGAAGAATTTACTGACTCAGATCTTCCGCTTCTTCACACAAGGAGATGTGGATATTGCCCAAGGCTACATCGATAAGTTCCTCCCTGTATTTAAACCCCCTGAAGTGCGGATGATGCTCACTGCATTTGCCGCTATGGAATCCACACATGTCCACGCGTATTCGCTCTTGCTCGACACCATTGGGATGCCAGAGTCTGAGTATCTGGCTTTCTCAAAATATAAAGAGATGGCCGACAAGCATGATTACTTTGCTGGCTTTGGTTCTGGTGATAAACAGTCCATTGCCAAGACTCTTGCTACCTACTCGGCCTTCGGTGAAGGGCTTCAACTTTTCTCCTCGTTCGTAATCCTCCTGAACTTCTCACGCTTCGGCAAGATGAAGGGCATGAGCCAGATCGTCACATGGTCTATCCGTGATGAGTCCCTGCATGTGGAATCCATGATCAAGCTGTTCCGACAGTTTGCTGATGAAAATCCAGAGGTAGTCACTGATGAATTCAAGAAGGACATCCACGACATCTGCCGTGAGATGGTTCGCCTTGAAGACAACTTCATCGACTTGGCCTTTGAGCAGGGCGGCATTGAGGGTCTTACTGCAGACGAAGTGAAGCAGTACATCCGTTATGTAGCGGATCGTCGCCTGATCTCCCTTGGCCTACGAGGCAACTTCAAGGTCAAGGAGAACCCACTGCCTTGGCTTGACTGGGTATTGAACGGTGTTGAACATACTAACTTCTTTGAGAACCGTGCCACTGAGTACGCCAAAGGAACCATGCAAGGTTCTTGGGGCGATGTCTGGGACATCAGCACTAACGAAAGTAAATAATGAAAGTAAAGCGAGCATCGAAGTATGTTGTTAAGGAAGAGCGGCAGTCCATCCAACTCCTCCCTAAGACTGAGAAGCAAGCAGAGTACATCAGGGCATTGCGTACAGCAGGGCAGGTAGTAGTTACCGGCTCTGCAGGTACAGGTAAGACCTTCATCGCCTCCGTACATGCTGCGAAGATGCTACGTGAAGGGGCAATCGATAAGATTGTCCTGACCCGTCCCAACGTATCGTCAGGTAAATCTCTAGGCTTCTTCCCAGGATCTTTGGAGGAGAAGATAGCCCCGTGGGTAATCCCCTTCACAGACGTTCTGCGCCAGTGCTTGGGGGATGGAGCCTATGCCACAGCTATCGCCAAGAGGAATATCGATATCGTTCCATTCGAAGTCATGCGTGGTCGAACCTTCAACCGCTCAGTCATTATTTTGGATGAGGCTCAGAACACCACCCCATCAGAGATGAAGATGTTCCTGACTAGAGTAGGTGAGGAATCACAGGTGATCATCAACGGCGACATCAAGCAGAGTGATCTGAAGACTGACTCAGGACTGCGGGTAATCCTCAACATGATCCGTACTCAGAACCTGCCGATCCCTAGCATTGAGTTCACCGTGGACGACATTGTCCGTTCTGACATATGCGCTATGTGGGTTAAAGCCTTCGATAAAGTCGGCCTTTAGTACCACATTCTTTATTGTTCCATATTAGGAGATATATGAAAGAGCCAAGCTTTCCAGAGATTCCAAAGTCACTTATGGATGAACTGGAACTACGGTTCCCAGACAGAATGCCTCACTCCTCGCACGATGTCGAAACCATCCGCATCAAGCAGGGGGAGGTCAATGTCGTTCGGTTCCTCAAACACCAATTCGAATTACAGACAAAGACTATTCTGGAGAAAAAGTAATGTGCATGTCCACCCCCAAGATGCCACCACCGCCAGCTGCGGCTCCGGTATACGCACCACCAGCACCAGCTCAAATGCTGGGTGCAACTGAAGACAATCGACGTACTGACGCAAGTGTCACCTCACGTAATCGTGGGCGTAACTCACTGCGTATTGACCGCACTGAGACCGGCACTGGTGCAGTTGGCTCTGGTCTGAACATTCCTAGTTAAGGGATGTGATGAAACAAGAGAAAGATGAGAAGAACGAACAAGGAGGTTTGACAGCAGCAGGATTGTACTCAAAGCTTAAGAGCGACCGTAACCCCTTCATGGTTCGCGCTCGTGAGTCTTCTAAGTTCACTATCCCTACGCTTATCCCTCCAGAAGGTCACTCGGGTTCTACTAAGTTCTATACCCCGTATCAATCAATAGGAGCGCGGGGTGTTAATAACCTAGCCTCCAAGCTGTTGCTGGCTCTTCTGCCGCCTAACAGCCCCTTCTTCAAACTGAATATCGACGACTTCACACTGGAGCAGTTGACGCAGCAAGAGGGCATGAGAGCGAAAGTAGAAGAAGGTCTCAACAAGATTGAACGTGCAGTCCAATCAGAGATTGAATCTGGCGCACTGCGGGTCTCAGTATTTGAAGCAATGAAGCATCTGCTCATGTCTGGTAACTGCTTAATGTACTTGCCTAAAGAAGGCGGCATGCGGGTCTTCTCACTAGACCGCTTCGTCATCCAGCGTGACCCTATGGGTAACGTCTTGGACATCGTAGTCAAAGAAGACGTATCGCCTGAAGTACTACCTGAGGATGTCCAAGCTCTCCTGAGCCTTGGTGATTCATCAGGTACGGCAACCCACAAAGGTCGTGGGAAGAACCTTGAGATGTACACCCACATCCACCGTGAAGACGGTAAGTGGTGTGTGTATCAAGAGGCTAAGGGTGTTCGCATCCCCTCTTCAGAAGGCACATACCCGCTGGATAAGTCAGCTTGGATTCCTGTCCGCTTTACCAAGATCGATGGTGAAAACTATGGTCGTGGTTATGTAGAGGAATACCTTGGCGACCTCATGAGCCTCGAAGGTCTGTCTCAAGCAATCGTTGAGGGTTCTGCTGCGGCAGCAAAGCTCCTCTTTCTAGTCAACCCTAACGGCACGACTAGCTCGAGTGATCTGGCTGAAGCTGACAACGGCGCGTTTGTTGATGGCACAGCTGGTGATGTCTCTGTCCTTCAACTCCAGAAGTACAACGACTTCCGTGTAGCTCTTGAGACCATGTCCAAGATCGAAGAGCGGTTGTCCTATGCCTTCCTGCTGAACAGTGCAGTACAGCGTAACGGAGAGCGGGTAACTGCTGAAGAGATTCGCTACATGGCTGGTGAGTTGGAGTCTGCTCTGGGTGGTGTCTATTCCATCCTGTCGCAGGAACTGCAGCTACCACTGGTCAACCGGATCATGTTCGCTATGGAACGTGCGAAGAAGATGCCTGTACTTCCTAAGGGTACAGTTAAGCCTGTGATCGTAACCGGCATGGAAGCACTTGGTCGAGGCAATGACATGAGCAAGCTGAACATGTTCTTCGATGGGTGCGTCAAGATTGCCCAACTACCACCTGAGATCAATAAGTCAGATGCCACGATGCGCCTCGGTGTCTCACTAGGCATTGACATGAAGGGTCTGGTTAAGAGCGCAGAGCAGCTGCAACAAGAACAGCAGCAAGCACAGCAGATGCAGATGATGCAGCAAGGGATGAACCCAGCGATTCAAGCTGGTGGAAAACTCCTGCAGCAAGGGATGCAAAACCAACAAGCAGAACAACAAGGAGTAGTTAATGGCTAAAGCCAATCCAGCACAGAGCAAACCGCCTGTACAGGAAATCAAAGAAAGCAAGGAGCCTGTCATCGAATTTATAGGTGAAGGCGCAGACAAGGTCAAGTTCACTATCGACCCTGCAGCATCCCGAATTCGAGTACACGCCTCAGGCATGGTACTGACAGATTACTAATCCAAGGAATTGAATGTCCCTCGACACAATCACTATTACTAAACCCCAAGAGGGTGCGCCTGAAGGTCACGATCAGAAGATGATTGATCTGGTTGATAAGGCTTCAGCACCCCCTGAACCTGAACTACCTCTCACTGCCGAGCCTGAAGAGGATCGTCCTGATTGGCTGGACAAGAAGTTTAAGTCACCTGAAGACTTAGCTAAGGCGTACTCAGAGTTGGAGAAGAAGCTTGGCGGTAAACCCGATCCAGTAGTTCCTGATGCTGCTGCCGCTACAGCTGATGATGCGAACACTGAACTGACTGCAAAAGGCTTGAACCTCCAAGACTTCTCTGCAGAGTTCTCCCGCACCGGTGAGTTAAGTGCAGAGAGCTATGAGAAGCTTTCTAAGGCTGGCTACAACAAGGACTTGGTAGACACCTACATCGAAGGTCAACGTGCAAGAGCGACCCAATATGAGGCTGTAATCAAGACTGAGGCAGGGGGTGATGACAACTACGATCAGATGGTTAGCTGGGCAAAGGCTAACTTAGAAGCAGCAGAGATCGATGCGTATAACAACGCAGTCTCCTCGGGCAACCTTGCCCAAGCAAAGCTGGCTGTATCTGGCTTGTCATCGCAGTACGTCAAAGCTAACGGCAGTGAGCCAAAGCTGTTCGGTGGTAAAGCCTCTGGCTCTACTGATGAATCCTTTGAGTCCATTGCTCAGGTAACTGAAGCTATGAAAGACCCGCGATACAAGACTGACTCTGCATACCGTAATAAGGTGCAGAGCAAGCTTGGTCGCTCCAATGTTTTTTAAGGGAGTCGTATGAAATACATCGTTGAACGCCTGTCGGAACCATCGACATGGCGCGGTCTGATCTTGATCCTGACATCGTTCGGGATTGGCATCAGCCCTGATCTAGTTGCTCCGATCATCGCTGCTGGTACTGGCATTGCCGGTCTGGTTGGTGTGGTCTCTAGCGACCGCTAAAGAAAGATCACCACAGCCCCTTGGTTCCGACCACTCCCTAGTTGGGGTGGCTTGAAGAAATCGGATATGGGGCATTTCCATTTTTATCTGCGTGAAGAAGAAGAAGTCATCCGCACTGCGCTCCTGCGCGGTGGTGTTGCAACACGACTGAACTGATAACACAACCTTAGCCCTCCACGGAGGACAACTTTGTGTACGTGCATCGGGTTCTGAAAGTTGCTCAAAAACTTTCTTCAACTCTACACGAGAATTAAAATGGCAAACGCAAATGTATCCCGTCTTGGTCAAGTAAACACCACTGGTGATACCAAGGCTCTATTCCTAAAAGTATTCGCTGGTGAAGTCCTCACCGCATTCCAAGAAGCTACCGTCACTGATGGTCGTTTCGCCGAGCGTACTATCGCTTCGGGCAAATCTGCTTCGTTCCCTATCCTCGGTTCCATTGGTGCTGAGTACCATGTGCCGGGCGCTGAGATCAACGGCTTGAATGTAGCTGCAAGCGAAGTCATTCTGACTATCGATGATCTGCTGCTCTCCCACGCCTTCCTGTCGAACATCGACGAAGCAATGAACCACTATGACGTTCGCGCTCCGTACTCGACTGAGATTGGTCGTAAGCTGGCTTACACCAAAGACCGTCAATTGCTGCAACTGGCAATCTTGGCTGCTCGTGGCACTTCGCCAGTAACGGGTGAAGCTGGCGGTGGTTCGGTTACTGATGCTGCTCTGTTGTCCGATAGCTCGGGCGAGAAGCTGGTGGCATCGTTGTTCGCGGCTGCACAGAAGCTGGACGAGAAGAATATCTCGCCAGATGGTCGTGTCGCTTTCCTGAACCCAGCTGCTTACTACCTGCTTGCACAGAACACCAAGATCATGAACTCCCAATGGGGTGGTTCTGGTGTTTACTCTGACGGTAAAGTCGTCAAGGTAGCTGGTATCGAAGTCGTTAAGACCAACCATGCTCCATTCGGTCAGACGATTGCTAACGGTTCGCTGGAAGCTGGTACGTTAAATAAGTATGCTGGCATTTTCACTGGCACTGTCGGTGTCGTGGCAACCCAGCAAGCTGTCGGTACTGTCAAGCTGATGGATCTGGCTATGGAATCCGAATACGACATTCGTCGTCAAGGTACGTTGATGGTCGCTAAATACGCTATGGGTCATGGCGTACTGCGTCCTTCATGCGCTATCGAATTGAAGACTGCTTAATCAGCGTCTTTGCTCTCAAGGGGAGCCTCAAGAAATTGGGGTTCCCCTTTTTTTTATTTAAAGGATGCTCAATGCTCACTGCCACTACGGAACTCCAAGCTATCAACATCATGCTTGGGACGATTGGTGAATCACCTATTAACTCGCTCGACGCTGGCTCTGCCGTAGCTGACTCCGCTATTGCCAGAGAGCTTCTTAAGGAAGTGTCTATCCAAGTGCAGGAAGAAGGCTGGCACTTTAATACAGAGAAAGTCTTCTCGCTTTATCCCAACATCAACACAGGAGAGATCGTCGTTCCTGTGAACTGTATTCAGTGCGACACCGTAGAGAGGGATGTAACTACTGATGTCTCTGTTCGCGGCAACCGCCTATACAACCGTACTGAACACACCTATGTCTTCACCAAGCCGGTGAAGGTAGACATGATTATCCTCCTCGAATTCGAAGAGCTGCCACAGGCTGCAAGACACTACATCACCATCCGCGCTTCACGTATTTTCCAAAGGCGCGTAGTCGGGTCACAACTCCTTGAAGGAATGACCGCGAGTGATGAAGCAATAGCACGGACATCTCTGAAGAAGCTGGATAGTCGTACTGGTGATTACAACATCCTCACGGGGAGCTACTCCGTGATGCGAACATTGAATAGATAAATATGCTCATCTCCTCTTCTATCCCGAACTTTGCAAACGGAATCTCGCAACAACCATTCACTCTTCGCCTAGCTTCCCAAGGTGAACTTCAGGAAAACGGACTCTCCACTGTATCGCAGGGCTTGAGA